TCATAAAACTATGGATTGGAGTCTCCAACAACCCTGACTAGCACCATCAGAGCCCCTCCCCATCCCTGCCATCATCCACAGCCTGTTTTCGCAATGGTCAGGCGTCTTATCGACGAAATACGTTTGTTTCCGCGCTGTCCAGGAGTTAGCTTCCACCTCTGATAAGTGGATGCCGCGCCGGCGCAGAGGGTTGACAAAGTCACTGGTGCGTAGGTACTGATACCCTTTCGGGTTGCGAGAGATAGAGGCGCAGAACGCCTCCCTGATTTTGTGCTGGAGCATGGTAGCCTCCTGGTCAATACTGGTTGCGCACAAAGTAGTTTTATCCGAGAGGAGAATCAATATAGGTTCTGGCTATCAATTTATGTCATTTCCGTAACGTATTGATGTAACGAGTAAGGTAAGTCTTAAAGTGTTATCAGCCTTTAGCTGTTTGATGGATTTGCGAACAATGAGAGTTTAAAATTTTTCCGCTATGGCAATACCTTCATAGCAAATTGCTCACCTGCGATCTCTTGCATACGGTTCGCAGTTGAGCAAACTTAACCGGCTGGAAAATATTTATAAATCGTCTTCACCCTCTCATATCACATAGGCCGCCGATCCAATGTTTTAACTGCTCAGACCAGAAATATCTGGAAGCTTTGGGCGCCTTCTTAGAAGATAGGGGTGTGCGAAGACGCACACAGCAATGATGTTATGTAGTATTTTCCCCTTGAGTGTGCCTGCTCAAGGGGATTTTTTATCGCCGTATTGTACTGGCAAATATTTGTAAATAGTCTTCACCCCCACGCCTGTCACATCGGCCACACGCGACTGGACAGGCGGTTAGTCCGGTATGTTTCTCGCGCTACTACTGCTTACGTTAACGTCTGGTAATGATCTAGCGGCGAGACGTAAAGCGGCGTTGAAAGCAATTATAGTGACCGGCCGGCGATGGTACTTCACACGGTTAGAATGACTCTGAAATAAATAAACATCTTCTGGATAGCGTTCTCTTCTACGAGCAATCATCGCCTCCACTGGAGGGGTTGATTCAACACGTAGCTCCTTCAGGTGACCCTGTTTTCGTATCAGTATCAAGTCACCATCAATATCATCATATCGAATACTCAGCAGCCTTCCAGCGCTTAAACCCGTGTGAAAAATTAACGCCCACAAGTCAGCCCATGTATCTGAGATGGAAACAAGATTGCTGTTAATAGTTAAAAATTGCTCAAAACTTATTGTTTTCTTACCGTTCACGAACAAACCAAACTGTTTTCAAAGCTGAATGAATTGATTAAGCCAAACGTAACATATCAGGAAAAGTAGTGAAATCTTTGTCTTCAAGTCGCCGGGAGGTACTTGTAGATTGTTTTCACGTCCACGCCTGTCACATCAGCCACCTGCTGCCGGGTAGCGCCGTTCTCCAGCATTCTGCGGCACTGCTCCACCACATCTTCAGTCATTACCCGGCGACGGCCACCGACTCTCCCCTGCTCCCTAGCAGCGGCTAAACCGGCGCGGGTACGCTCGACGATCAGCTCGCGCTCCATTTCTGCCAGGGCGCTCATGACGTGGAAGAAAAAGCGTCCCGCAGGCGTCGAGGTGTCGATGCTGTCAGTCAGGCTGCGGAAATTCACCCCGCGCGCCTGCAGCTCCGACACGAGTGTAATCAGGTCACGCACGCTTCGGCCCAGTCGGTCAAGTTTCCAGACCACCAGCACATCACCCGGTCGCAGCCGCCGTAAGGCGCGCTTTAACCCTGGCCGCCGGGCATTCTTCCCGCTGGCCATATCCTCGAAAACCAGCTCACATTCTGCGCGGATCAGCGCGTTTTTCTGTAAGTCGAGGTTTTGATCCCCGGTTGATACCCTCGCATAGCCAATCAGCACTATCTAACTCCTTGAAATAGCTGATTGTAAAAAGCCGCGGCGATTCGCTCAAACCCTCGTTTGGGCGAACACCGTTTTGGAGCAAAAAACATGGCCTTTGATCCGCCACTTGGGAGCACGTCGCCCGCGGTGCTGCTCGATAACGCCACTCGCCTGGACGAACTCGTTAACGGTCCGGCCGGTACGGTTAACGACCGTGCCGGGCAACCGCTGGACTCCTGGCGCCTGATGCTGCAGACATTCGCGGCAATCGTAGAAAATACGCGGGAAAACCTGATCCCTCTGGGAAAACAATATACAGACCTGTCGAAAGCCCAGGCGGATATCGCAAACATTCCTGATGGTGCAGTGATCTATGTACTGAGCGCGCTCAGTGACGTTCTGGCTGATGAGTATAAAAATATCAGTGGTGTACTCACGACCACCGGCAAACAGATGGCGGCAAAGGGCTATACCGATAATGTTATCAACAGCCTGAAATCGTCTGGCCTGATCCCTGAAGTCATGAACCCGGAAACCGGTTATGTACTGGCGTTTCGCGATCCGGAGTCGAAGCGTTCCTGCATCCTCGTAACCGTTACGGGCCAGGTTGAAATTCCCCTGCTGCAGTACCAGAACGGGTCGATTGAACGCCCGGCGTTGCAGGAGGAAATTCAGCGGTTAATTCCCATGACCCTTGATCCGTCCACCGGATACATTATGGCCTGGATAGATCCTGTTACCCGCCGCATGGCGTTGCGGGTTTCGGTGAGTGGTGAGGTTGATATTCCGCTGCTAAAAATCGCAGACGGTGCCATTGAACCGGAGATGCTGTCACCAAATCTGCAGGGGCTGGTCCCCGTTTACCTGACTCCGGACAGTGGCTATGTCATGGCCTGGGTTGATCCCGTTACCCGGCGCTGTGCGATGCGGGTTACCGTTACGGGCCAGGTAGAGATTCCGCTGCTGGCGATTGGTAAAAACGTCATCACAGCCGACAACCTCACCGATTCATTACGCGGGTCGCTGATGCCGGTAGCTCAGGACGTCGTGAGCGTTTATCCCGATGCAATACGATCACGAATTGCAGAACTTACAGCCCGTACCAACGACAAAGACGGATCGGGATGGGTTCCTTTGTCATCCCATATCTGCCGGGCATTGTACGGTGTGAATACCACCGGCACGGCGCTGGAATATCGGCGGTCGTTCGGCCTCAAAGTTGCCGGTAAGGCGCAGGGCGTTCCTTTTAATCCCGGTTCAGTAGCCTCCATCACCCGCAGGGGACGACTGACCAGCCCGACGATATCAACACCCTCCGGCACGTTTTCAGCAGGCGACTATTACAGCTACGAGGCATATAACACCAACTCCAGCGTTTCGGAAACTGCGCCGGGAAACTGGAACGGGCAGAACGTCTATCTTGGCGATCTGCTGGTCTATGACGGCACCAGCTGGAGTATTCAGCGCTCACCTGGCTCTGGAGCAGCGCGAAAGAACGATACCTGGTATCTGGTCACCTCGGACGGGACATTTGCAGGAATGACGCTCTCTCCTGGTGACGCGCTGTTATTCCTGACCTTACAAACTGCAGGCGGCGGATTTCTGCAGCCACAATTTGCCGTCCTGAACTCCACCAGTGATCTCCTGCTGTATGGGGGGGAGTTTTCCCCGGCTTCAGGGCTTCCTGGCTCAAACCGCCCGAATGTCCTCTACCAGGCATCAGCTGGCGGGAGCGCTGGAGGGGAAACGTATGTCGCTGGCGATTACGCCATCTTTGATGGTGTTAACTGGGTGAGGATCGCCGGAGAACCAGTTTCAACGGTTGCTGCCGGACAGAGTATCAGCCTGCGATGTGCTGCGAACGCGGATGAATGGGAGTTCAGGCGTGCGGATAAAGCGGCGACGTCGGTTGCAGTGCGGATGAAAGCACAGGTTGCTAATGCTATGCGTCAGGGGATCTGCCAGAAGCTGCTGCTGATCGGCGACTCGATGTTTGGCAGTGGTTCCTCTGGCACAACGATTATCGCGGCGACTGGCCGTATTGGAGAGGTCCGCTCATATGGCGGCTCCACGTCAGATCAAGTGGTGGGGATGCTCCAGCAAGAGGCTTTATCCTGGGGCGATCGCTGGGCTGGGCAGGTAATAGGCGCATGGCATGGGCAGAACAATCAGCCGACGACAGATTTGGGGGCCGCCCAGGTACGTGAGGCGTCCATAAAACTGCATAAGCTGGCCTGGGCGATGTTCATTCGCGTGCTGTTCCTTACTGTAATGGGGCAACGTCAGGCGACATGGAACGGCGTGCGGATGGTTTATACGCAGCATGAAAATCAGTTTGCCAGAACCGGCCCGCTCTATGAGCTCACGGAGTGGTATCGCCGAATGTTCCCCGAACAACACGCCGTAGTGTACGAGATCATGTTGTCTGCGGCGACGGATGCCATAGACCCGACTTTCCCTGGTATGACTGAAAAACAGGTTGCCGCGAAATATGGCGTGCTGCCGTGGTCATTTTTTGCCAGCGCGCTGATGCCCTCAGGACTCACAACCAACATGCTGACCTACCAGGGAACCTGGAGTAACGCCGGGACGCCTTCCGGTGGCTCACATGCTGATTACTATCTGCGGATTGCAGCCGGTACGGTGGGAAATGTCATCGTGAATAACAACGGCTCCTGGTCAGAAATTGCCATCGATATCACCCATCTCAGCCAGGCCGGAGGCCAGGCGCTGGCGTTTGGCGGTGCGGGGTTTGACCTGGGCGCAGGATACACGCCGATCCCGGCACGGGACGGTATTGCTGACATCCTGAACAACAATTATTTTTTCAAATGAGGTGAAGAATGGGACAGGTCGTTAATCTCTATGGGGCGAATTTCACGGATTCAAGATTGCCGATCCTCTACAACTATCCGGGGCTGAATCCCGGATCGTTGTTTTTGCTGGACGCTGTGATGATAGACCCCTATTTCAATTTCTCTGCAACCGGGACAACGGTATATACCGATAACCTGGCGGCAGAAGTGGCCGCAGAACTGACAGGGAAAACCGCGGCTGATTTGAAGGTGGCATGGAATAACACGCTGGTCACCACCGGCTCTGCGCCGGAGGCGAAATTTGAAAGGACGGCAAAAGGCGGGGTACATGGCATCCTGTCTCTGGTGAATCAGGTGTCAGGTCACCGTGGGCGGTTTACCTGCCCGGGCATCATGCCGTATGTGGCCGAACATCAACACGATCATAAATTCCTGCTCATTATGCACTATCAGGTTACCCGCGTCGGCAGTGGAACACCTGCAACGCAGACCACTGAGGTGCTGATTTCGTCACAGACGTCCCCGTCAACGAACCGCCTGATCGTAGCCCGTTTACCGAATGCCGTTTCTGCGGGTCCGGCGCAGTTCAGCCTGCAGTCGGATAAAAACGGAACAGACTTTACAGAGAATATTTATTATCAGGATATGCCTGTATGGGGGGCGGCATCAGGTTTCGGCGCGCTGGTGAATAATAATTGCAAGTCGTTTGTAATGTACCGGACGCACCTGATTGATATTGACGCATCCGGGATGGCACTGGCTGATATTGTGGCAGCAGAGCAGCAGCTGTTTAACGCCAATTTTAACGCTGGGGGGAAATACGCGGGGGACACAATACCTACCAGCCCATCGGAGCTGCCGTAGTATTCGTTTCGCGCTGAGATAATGAGAAAGTCCCCCGGTTTAACTCCGGGGGATGATTTTACTTATGTTTTTTGATCTACGCTGACAAGGTAATACCGGTCTCATTTCACTTGAAGAATATCGGCAGGGCCAGCGCCCGCGCGATTGCTCCAGCAATGGCATACCCTCCCGTTGATGGGTCTGGGTGTAACCCATCCCCTATCATCCATGGTCTGTCTGAACCAGCTGCGTAGTCTTCGTGTTTCTGACCGAAGGACGCCTGCAGGTTCAGAAAGGCCACATCACGATCATCCCGCGCAATCTTATACATCACCTCCGCGTAAATGGACATGGGAATACTGTTTCCGCCGTCGCGGTTATTTTCCGCCGGACAAATCAGCAAAATATCAGCCGTTGGCCGCACAGAACGAACCCGATCTATCATCGTGAGAATATTAGCCCGGAATGTTGCGGCAGAGAGCTGCGCGCCCTGGTCGTTCGTTCCCAGCATGATTGTCACGAGGTCGGCCCCGAGGTTATCAAAAGCATCAAGCCAGCGCTGATCCATTGCATTGACCCAGTGATTGGTATGAGAACCACTGCCCCCCATTTTATGAACCAGGACACCCGACATGGTTTGATTGAGGATATTCGCTCCGAACAACGTCACCGGAGGAGTGATAACCGTAAACGTTACTGTGCCGCTACCGGTTGTTGGTAACGCCAGCGGGATAATCTGCATCCCGGCGGGATGAGCCGAAAGGTCAATCGTTACGGGGTCAGCCATCCCGGTTGCCTGGCACTGAATAACACCAGATCCCCCCTCGGCAAACAGGAACGAATCAAAACCCAGCGCAAAATTCTGGCTGTATGAAATCGTTGCTCCGCTTGCACTTGCTGTCACAGACGAAATATCCGGGCCATGCCCTGTGTTGTAAGCGCAGGAAAATCCGGACTGTACAACTGATGTACCCATAACATCAGTATTATCGCCGTTAGGATCAAAACCAAACGAACGCCAGCCGTACCCGATGGGGGGGACAGTTGCGGCCGTGCCTGCACTATTGAAATAGCGCCAAAGGATTTGTGCCACTTTCAGCACATAACGTGGTGACGTTCTGGTGTAGCTGTCTCCCATCATCGCAACGATAAGACGAACAGCATCCCCAAAAGACATTTTGGTCATCCGCATATGCGTTTCCCGGAGACGCTCAATACCAAAAACATCCGGTACCGCTTCTGATACAACTTCAGCGTCTTTCACTTTGACAGGCGTGCCGTCAGGCATTTCTGAAAGGTAATAGAACGCGTATTCCTCGAATGCAGTGGCGCTGTCTCCTTTCTCAACCTGGGCTTCTACATACCGATCCGAGCCAAATGTAATTCTCACATAGGCAATTTCCGAATCAGTAACGAACGAAGTCAGTGCCTGAGTGGAGGATGCATCCGTACGGATAAACGTTTTACTGGCGTTATAAAACGTAATGAACCTGGCGCCAACACGAAGTGCGTAAGACGTGCTGAATTCAACGGGAATATAATCTGAGTACACGTAACGTGAGTCAGGGGATATAACAGTGCCCGATTCATTAATATACCCTGACTGCACGGTCGCCCTGTTAAACAGGTTTTTCCCCAGTACTATCAGTCCATGCTTTACAAAATCAATATCGAGCTGGTCTGCGTCAACAATATCTCCAGGAATTCGGATCTGAAAACCGTCAGGCAGTACTTTGCGCATGACATGCACATAGTCTTCAACGGGCGGCAGTACTGACGCTCTGGCGACAAACATCGCATCTTTGTTTGAAAGAAGAGTGGTTATTCTCACATACGCTGCCGATGCAGGCGCAGTGACAACATTAACTGCTGAAACCGACGAAAGATGTTTTTTGTCCGAGTCGTAGAAGTTAATGAAGCGCATCGACCGGCTTGAATTCAGAACATCACCCGCCGACACTTTAATGTATTCCGAGGTGATGTATACGGACCCACTGGCTGCCGGAACCGGGAACCATGCACCGAACTCATTGATATAACCATCAACCACCTTGTTCTTATTGAACAGGTTCGTACCGGGGCCGTAGAGGTCTGTTTCCGTCAGGGCTTTTACCGGTTCAGAAAAGACTACTGGCACACCTGAATATTCCGATGGGGCCTTTGATTTAAACGGCTCAAATTCGGTGGCCTTATTATTCTTTTCCACCATGGTAACAGACGCCACGATAGCAGGAATTTCTATCCGCATATACGCGGCATTTGACGGTAATGTCAGCGGATTGACAGGTTTTGTTGAATAGGACGAATCATACTGGCGGCTGATAAACACGCCTTTCGCATCATAGTATGTAGCTGCTTTCCACGGATGATCGACACAATAAGGTTGAGTCGGGTCAACAGGAATGTATCCCGATACGGTCATGCTGGTATCAGAGTCTGTAAGAATTGTGCCGATACTGGAAAGATGCACGCCGGGCATAGCGTCGGCAGGATTGAATAAGTTTTTACCTGCAGTAAAGCCCAGCGTTCGATAGGAATTTGTCGGCGCACCTTTGATCTTATCCCGCAGTACTGCCTGATATGCCCGATAGGGCATTTCGCCAGCACCAAACGTTACCTGATAGGTGTCAATGTTTACCAGCGGTACCGAAACAATAAAATAGGCAGTACCGGCAGGCGCTGTAAATGCAGTAACAGATGAGAGGTCAGACAGATAATTGTCGTTACCATCAAAAAATGTCACTACACGAGTGACAAGCCTGGAAGTATAAGCTCCCCCGGCCACGGCAGAGATCTTTTCTGAATAGCAGTACTCAGGATTTTCCCTGGGGATCCCCGTTCCCTCAAACAGATAGAACCCGGAGATCACCGCTCCCTTGTTGAACAGGTTCATGCCGGGGCCAACAAGACTGGGGATAATCCCTTCTACGGTTTTCTGTGAAACCATACGGCGCCCGGTAGGCTGCAGCGTCCCGCCAACGTTCATCACCTCGATTGCGAGCGCACTGTTATCCGGGCTGCGGTAATAGGTGGTGCTCCCCACCGGAATATTCACGATGTCTGCCTGCGCCGCCGCCAGCGTCGCGTACTGCTTGCTGAGCGGGATAAGGTTCTGCCTGACCTCATCGTTTTTTGCCATCATCTGGCGCCATGAATAAAGAGGATCACCGCCACGGTCGGGAACATCTGCGGCGGGCCCGTTAACAAGTTCGTCCAGGCGAGTGGCGTTATCGAGCAGCACCGCGGGCGAAGTGCTCCCAAGTGGTGGATCAAAGGCCATGTTTTTTGCTCCAAAAAGAGGCTTCGCCCAAACGAGGGTTTGAGCGAAAGAAAAGTTGAAAGGGATTTTTTTGGTATTAAGCAGCGTCGCCGGGGTATGTGGCGTCGTCGTACTGGTAGAACGATTCGAGGTATTCTTTAGCGGTGACCTGACAGGTTCCGTCTGACTGCGGGGCGATCTCCTCTACAATGGCGTCGTAGACATGGCGCGTTGAGCCGCAGAACACCAGGCGGATCGGCTCGATGGTTGCCGACGACAGGTCAACCTTCATCGGGTCATCAAACTCGCTCAGGTGCGGGACTGACAGCTGAAAATCACCCACCCTGCTCGCCACCATCAGCCCGGATGCAGAGCCATCCTGATAGCGGATCAGCGCTCGGGGATTTTCGAAAGACCAGTCCAGCGGCTCCGTAACGGTGAACGTTGTCACGCCACCAGCCGTTGTCATCGCCTCCACCAGACAGGAAATCGTGTTGTTACCCGGAATATCATCCGTGAGCACGATGCGATCGCCCGTGTTGTAGCACAGCGCGTCCAGCTCGGTAGTGGTCTGGAACGTCACCCGCTGCTGCAGGTATTTCATCAGGCGACGCATGCCGATCTGGTAGGCGTGATCCCGACTCAGTACCCCATCGAGTTTGTAGTTCTCGATTTTCACCGGCGTCGGATTGTCCGACGTCCGGCATTTAACGGTCTCCTCTGCCCAGGTAGTCCCGTTGATGTACGTCACGTCGACACCATCAAAATCATCGTCGGACGGTACGGTAAATCCGCTCTGCAGCTCCTCCACCATCTCATGCGGAGTGATCACGCCGGTCCAGGGCTTAATCCCCTCACGGTTGACCGTCGCCAGGCCATCACTCAGCAGAAAACGTGACTTCCCGGCATTGGCTATCTTCTGCAGCATTTCCAGCGCTGAGATACTGTCGCCGGTAGCAAAGTCGAAATACTCGCCGCGTGGCGTCCAGTATGCAGACTCCAGCACGTTGATGGTGTCGACATCCATCTCCAGTCCCAGCGAGTTCCCGACATGCAGCAGCGCCCCAGAAATGGTTCTGGCCGTTCCTGAGTCATAGGCCCGCGTGGCCACAACGTTTACGCGGCGGTCCGACTGAGCCGCCAATTTGCCCCCCGTCTCAACGGTCACCGCCATCAGCGACACGCCGGGATAGGATGAAGGGCGCGTCAGCAGTCGCCCGCGCAGTGCCTGCCAATACATCGAATCCCTGGCGTTGTTTGAGCCCTGCTCATTGCGCCGACGGCAGCGAACCTCTACCAGTCCCGGAGAGCTGAGGGTGATCCGCTCAGTGAAACCTAACCCGTTGACGTTTTTCAGCGCATACTCACCCTGGTGACTCACCCACCCCGATCCGGAACCGTAGACGCGATACTGTATCTCCCACTCAACATGCCGAAGCCGCTTTTTCCCCTTGCTGTCAAAGCCACAGATGCCGTTCGGGAAGGAGAAATTCACCTCGAACGCATCCACCACTTCATTTTCAGGGCATACGAGGAACGGCCCCAGCCAGCTCAGCGTGTCGTTAAGACCAGTGGCCTCATAGTCGATCATCGTCCGGGCGGTGAATCCCGGCCATGACTCATCAACGGCACCATTAACCAGGCGCGCCACCGTCGCCGTTGTGCCGTCGGCTGAGACAATGCGGTATTCATTCCCGCGGTGAGCAAGTGAAAGCCGTTGCACCCCCTCCGGCATCCCGGAGAATGCGGTACCCGTGGCGCTGTTATAGGCGAGTGTCACATTTGCCGTTACCGCCGGGCTGCCGCCGGTTGATGCCGTGCCGGAGGAGTAAACCGGGGCATCACCGAAAACAGCTGCAGGCAGTGAAGAGGACGTGATCGCCCCACCCGCGAACGGACTGGCCGACTCGGTTATCAGTACAGTTCCGCCGTTGTCCTGCGCAACCAGGCCGGAGCCAGTGAGTCCCTCGGTGATGGCCGCCAGCAGTCCCGACATCGAGACGTAGTTAGCCACCAGCGACACCGGGTAGGTAATCCCCTGCCAGGTGATCGTGAACGTGCTGGAGCTGGTCGAAAAATCGTAGGTGGTCGGGGCCGCACTGGCCTGGAGTTTTGCCGCACTCCCCCCGGCGCCGGGCACTGCAGCCTGACCGGGGGTATATGACGCGATAAAAAGATCGTAATCGACAGAGTTAAACCCCAGCGTAACCGGCATACCTACTGCCGGCGCGATCTCCGTCAGCAGCGGGCTTGCGATAACGCTGTATCCAGCCGCCGAAGTGATCTGGTAGTTCGCCGGGGCTTTCAGTTCGACCACGGCGCCAGTGACCCAACTGGGCGGTAGCGCGTTATCGTTCTCGTCATTATCGTCATCATCATCCGTATCCAGCCCGGTAAACGTTACGCTCGAACCGGATACGGTCATGCTGTCTGCGATAATGTCGTCTGCGTCCGGCGACGTCTGGGCCATATCCAGCCCGGTACCGGACGATGTCCCGCCGACCTCCGTACTGTTGACCCAGTTTTCACTGCGCTCATCGCCGGAAACGTCCGCGCCTGGCGGAAAATAGGTGATGTTGAAACCCGGCAGCGTTGAAGCTGGCGTACTGCCAACCCGGACATCGCCATTGGTATAAATCAGTTCACCGACACCGAGACACAGCAGCATCTTGACGCGCATTTTCGTAGGATCGGCGGCATCGAACCGGGTAACGGGCTGCACCACATAATCAGGGTAGATACGCACCCGGCCAAATACCTCACGAATGGCATCACCGAGTTTTGCGGTATTCGCCTTTGCCGGGTTCAGGTCGAGACTCCGCCCTGTGGATGAGGTATAGCCGCCCGTATCGATGTTGCTCATCATAAACAGCGAATAGGCTGCAGCAGCAACGGAGATACCGACGCCGATCCACGCGATTGTGGCGGCCTCCAGCCCGAAGGGAACCGGATAAAGCCTGACATCACTATCAGGGCGGATCACGCAGGTGGCCCACTCGCCTGGCGGAATTGACAGTCCCTCAACCTCAACGGTCAGCGGTGGGACATCCCGATCCTCGTAGCCTTCGACATTTGCCACCAGCCAGTTGCGAATACTGGTTACACCATGCTCATGCGTTTCGAGTGGTTCACCGGGAAGCCGGGACGGATAAAAACGAATGGTCATTGCCAGAACTCCACTTTGACAAATCGGCGCTTAAACCGTGGCAACGGCAGAAAGGTGACGTTCGTTCCCGGATTGCATTCCGCCACATGCAGCAGGCCACCGATACTGACCACGATCCCTACATGGGTGACAGTCGACCCGGAATAACAGGCCACCCCGGCCCCTTCGCAGGGTTCGCAGCGTTCAAGGGTAAGCATCATCCGGCGCGCTTCCCGGTCGAGGCCGCCGTCGTCTTTGGTGACCCCGGCAAAATCGGGCCAGACGGGTAAATTCAGATCGCGGCGTATCTCGTTCACAATGCCGAAACAGTCGAGCTGCGGATATACGCGCCCGCCCTTCAGCCAGGTGACTGAACGGTATTTATCAGGAATAAACATGATGGATTCCTTAGCTGATATAACGCAGTCCGGGGAATACAGGGAGCGTGTAGCGGAAACGCGGCCAGGCGGTATCGAGGATGTTCATGTAGCCCGCAGTAATCTGCACCTCTGTCGCCGTCCAGGAGCCCGACTTGATTTTCAGCGTATATGGCACTTCCGCAGGGGCCGCTAAATCCGTGGAGATATAACGCCGGTACGTCAGCAATGCAGACAGACGGTTAGCCAGCGCATTGCGGATCGCCGTGGACACAACACCATCGATATTGCACAGGGCAAATTTCAAATCTTGCGTACCGTCCGCATTGCGCGCCGGCAGCGCAATGTCTATTGCACAGGCGGTAAACGTTACGGTATCGCCGTTCTCCGTCGTTGCCGTGATGTTGTCGTAACCCTGGCAAAGGTAGTGAACATCAGAGCCAATGGTGATCTGCAGCGTTTCAATGATCACCTCCGGTCCGCTGCTGGCGTAGAGGCGTTTAATCTGCGTCATGCTTCGGCCACTCCTTATTAAGCGCAATATCCAGAAGAGACTGTCCCGCAAGCCATTCCGGGTAATGGCCCCAACCAACTGGGGCAAGAGGTCTCTCTCTTAATTCAACTGTTGCCGAATAACGCCACAAGCCTGGTTTAATGAATGAGGGTCCCTTATAAATCCCTTTAAATCGACATTTAAAAAACTTTAATCCAACTGGAGTTTTACATTTCATGTAAAACCATGCTGCACCATCAGTTAAAACGTCTCTATACCACGATTCAAATACCTGTGCATGCGCATCACTTTTAAATTGCCATACAACAGTATTATTAGTTGGTACTGATGTATATTTTCTACGCTGTCTGGCAAGCCCTCCAATCCTATCGGTTCTAATCATTGGATCTATTGGTTCAAATCCATAATTATCGTACGTCGGTCCGGGTATGTATTCATGAGGATAATATATATCGGTCATTATTTAATACGCCTCCCCCGATATACTGCATTGAGTGAGCGTCCATAATCCTCAGTAGGGTTAATTATCTGAGAAGTGAAATAGTGCTTTAGCCTTTTCTCTGATTCCCTCATTTGCTGATTTACCATTTGCATAGTGGTATCATCAGGTTTTCCCGAGAAATTATTATGGAATTCTGCAACTAGATGTTTACCCCCGAGAGTTCTTTGTTGACGAACTTCATCGAGGGTCGCATCCAGTTTTGCAGACGTTCCAGCGGTAGTTACCCTTTCTCCTTTTTTCAATAGCCAAGTCCCCGTCTCAGGTATTTTATCAATACCATCGTGAGCCATACCGGCTAAAGCTGATGCTGAGATAGCAGCAACAAGAGGGGTAGTGACACCAGCAGCCGCAGCCAGTGCCGCAGGTGCCAGACCCGGACCAACTATTGGGATAGCAGCGGTGGATGCATACGCTGCAAGTTGGGCCTGAAGCGCTGTAGCCTGCGCATTAGCGATCAACGGAGCAACAGCGGTTGCCTGAGTGGTCTTCCCAACCAGAAGCTGAACGCCCTGATAAACCAGCCACTGTGCGGCCAGTTGAGCCAGCGTCTGAATAACTGTCTTACCAAAACCTTCAACCATGTTACTCAGGGCATCGCCAGCATCTTCAGACTGAGTTGCAAGGTCATATAACCCCTGCTGGAGATTGCTTGTTACTCCTCCGAGCGCAGTATTGGTTGTATCCGCAGCGATCTGATTGTAATTGGTGGCCATGTCAGCATAGTTTTCCCATGACGACTGAACGCCGGCCAACCAGTTATTACGCATTTCATCCTGTGCAGCGTAATAACCCTCAAGTGCGGAAAGCTCTTTCTGATACCCTTCATCTTCCAGGCTTCCACCCTGATTTTTCCATCCCTGCCTTAATTGCGCCCTCTCGCTATTACGTTGTGCGTCCTTGTCACTTAACCCAGCACTATCTGTCAGTGCTGCAGTCTTTTCCTGCATCTGAGTAACATATTTTAACGAGTTATCCTGAAGCTTATTCAGACGTTCCTGAGCAACAATCTGATCGCCAAGTTTCGCATTAACCTCAGCCTGCGCCAGAACCTTATCCTTGCTGGCGAGTAAAGATTGTTCATCTTTACTCAGTGCGCGTGTTTTCGACGCCTCTTCTATAACCGCGAATTTTGACTGTAAAGACCACAAATTTTTACGTTGCTGACTGATGGTATCGTTAAGCCCCGTATGCTGTTGCAGCAACTTTAACTGCGTCATCAACTGCAGGGTTTCGGCATCAGTCTGATCAGAAGAACGATCACCAGCAGAAACTTTAACGCCTTTTGGTTTCGGAGTTTTTTTTAAGGTGGCCTCATATTCTTTCTTGGCTGCGGCCATATTGATGGCGTAATCAGCCTGTAGGATATGTCCTTCTTTCAGAGCTTTATTTAATTCATTCTGCCTGGCAGTATACTTTTCAAGCGCAGTCTGCAATTTAGCATAATTGGCTTGTGCTTGAGCGGCATATTTCTGTTTTTCAGATTCTGCCTCCGCTTCCTTTTCGGCCGCTGCTGCGCTGGCTTTGGCAATACCTGCTTGCTGCTGCGCCATATCAAGAGCCAGTCGGGCCGACTCCCTGTCATTCCAGAAACGGGCTCTGGCTTCATCGTTTACATAGCGATCATTTTTCCTGAGATTCCAGATGTCATCAGCCTGCTTAAAAGCTGATTGCGCCTTGCTTACCATCTCCTCTGCAGTGTCAGGCCGCCCCAAATCCAAAGCAGCATCCCACATGGATTTAAACGCGCGTTTCAACGAATCAGCAGAGCGCTCAATCGTCCCCATGTTATCGATCAGGCTCTGAGTCTGGATGTTAAATCCCTTCGTCGCCGCATCATTAGCCGCCTGAAGTGCAGCAGCTTCATCTCCTGAACGTTGTAACTGAGCAACGTAATCAATCTGCTCTGCTGTCACATTATGAAATTGTTGCGCCATCGCAATCAGGCCGGACGTCGGGTCGTTGGTCAGTTTCCCGAACGCTTCCGCAACCTTCTCAATGGGGATACCAGATGCCGTAGAAAATTTTGCAACTGACTGGCTTAGGTCATCAAAACGCGCACCCGCCCCCACACCAGCATTAATTAATGCAGTCAGAGAATCAGTGGTTTGATCAAAGGTGAGTCCTGCTTGCTGTCCCGATTTTGCCAGTGCCAGCATTCTGTCGGTAGTCAGACCAGCCGTGTTACCTGATAGCGTCAACGTCTTATTAAAATCGGAAAGGGTTGACGTTCCCTGATAGAAGATATATCCAATTCCGGCACCTGCGGCGGTCAAAGCTGCAACCCCAACGGCCAACGGACTTACAGCTCCAAGTAATCCTCGAAATGTTGGAATCAGGCCACCAAATGAGTCTTTAACCTGACCGCCTTGCTGGAGCAAAATTAGCCATGGGCTTTGCCCACCAGCTAACTGAGTTGCGACATCAGTAAGCTGCGCAGGCAACATGCGCATTGCATTATTGTATTGGCCGATTGAAATACCGGCACGTTTTGCAGCACGCTCCTGCCGCGTGAAAGCTGCGGTTACCTGGGCTGTACTGTCGTTCGCGGCTCTACCTAACCCGCTCAGCTGCTTATTCAGATGAGCAACTTCCTCATCAAATTTTGCGCTATCGCCGTCAATTTTAACGACCAGATCACCCACTGGCTGGGACATAGCGAACTCCTCCAGGAATGCTTTCGGCTATCGACATAAGTTGCTCGTCTGAATCCAACTCACTTTCTCCCTCACGTTTTGATAACAAACTAAAATCAAGGGAGGTAATTCCGTGTTTATCCGGATCGGTGAAGAGACTGACAGCAAGATAACTAAGATTGGCAAAATGAGAGTCCAGGAGGTCGTCGCTAAAACAATTATCCTGGTAATACTCAATCCATTCGAACCATTCAGAGGAAGACATTTCCGAAAGCATTGCGCGCCAGTCTGGCCGTCCAAACTCCCTGGCTAATCGCATAGCAAAGCGACGTGAGCGGGTCAGGACTTTTCCAAATCTGGCTCTTCCTCTTCTTCAGTTTTCTCAGTGTCATTATTAACTGGTGGGATCATCCCTGAAAGCATACGCACAAGTAATGCAGCGCTGCCCAATAACCCTGGTGGATATTTTCGTATAATTTCAGGGAATATATCTTTCCCTTCACGTTGCTCTTCATCAGCCTCGCTCAAGGATAATGCAACGAGCATGGCCTGATCACGCATAGTCAACAAGGTGGCCAATTTAAAGTTTTCTTCAGGTGTGCTTTCCTCTGACGGTAATGACTTCCTCTCTTCAACCATAAATTCAATATATTGCATTCTACTGTAAGCCGATAACTCAAACAGTAAAATATTCTCACCATCGGGATTTAATGTGTCTTTTTTAAGATAAGTCATTTCATTACCTTTCGCGGTGCCTTAGCACCGCTGACGAATATATTAAGGGTTAGTCGAAGCGTTATCTTCAGCCAGAGAAGGTTTACCTTTATTGGTGATTTGTGCACTACGGGTAATAACTTCGTTTCGTGAAATAGTCTTACCCAAACTATTTACCCAGCCGGTGAAAACATCAACTGCCCCATTTGGATATTTAATTTTGTAAGATTTTTCATCACCACTCATAAACCAGTCAACCAGATCCTTCTGGCCAGATTCACCAGGTTTCCAGGCAAGTGTTACGCTGGTTTGACCGGCTGACTTAACACCCTGAGCTGTTGCATCCCAGTCAGGCGCATCATCATCAATATAGGAATCATCATATGATTCTGCAGTCAGTTCCCCAGGTGTTAATTCCTTAACCTTTGCCGTTCGTGTCCAGCCGACATCACTTAACGGATCATCGTAGGGATCACCAGTTCCGGTATAAATCCAAAAAGTTGTCCCGGCACCTTTCGTCGGCGTGGTAGGTGTTGGAGTTGGCATATAGTCCTCACATAATATAAGTCAGGGAATATTGGAGATCGGCGGAGCCCCATGTAGTGGCTTCATCGTCACGTTGGTAGTCGTACCCGGCAACGCTGATGGTTTCAACGATACTGGCAAGCTCAGGAACGTCAGCCATGGCCGGATAGATGCGGGTTTCCATCCATTTATCCAGCTCGCTATCGGTAGCAGTTGCTTTAAGGAATACTTCAATGTGAAGGACAGCCTCCCACTCTTCCTCATCAATACTGCCGCCCGTCGCCTTTGCATCAGTAAGATATACAGCGACCGCAGGTAACTCTTCTGGAGCCAGGAAAGCTGGCCGACCGTCATACCAGAATATTTTTCCGGAGTTGATTGACTTCAGTTTATCCAGAACAGCTTTTCGTACTTGCGGGTGAATCATTTTGTTACCAGCCTTATCTGATTTTTGATCGCAGCCATCATTTCTTTTGGCATATCAGATGCCATCAGTTTGGGAAGTTCTTCTTTGAATGCAGCAGTCAGGGGGTTGGCCAGAGGTACTTTCACCACTTCTACCGGGTAACGAGATTTACTGGTTCGTCGAAGAACATGCCAGCGACCATTATTAAGCTGTTGCACAAAAGCACCAGGGAAGCTGAAATTCCCAATCTTCAGAACGCTTCCAGAACTACCGTTGTCGCGCTTTCGTCGTGAAAGTTGAACTCGTACTGGCCCCAGCTTTATCGCCGGGAGGTTGCCGCGATTTACCCGGATGGTAGCCATTGGTTTTTTAGGGCTTGCCCGTTTAAGTTTGGCGCGCTGCATGACCAGTTTTCGCTTAACCTTAGTCTCTTTCGCCACTCGCGTAGAGCTGCGGCTGATTGCCCTTCCAGCCACCCGGTTAATGGACTGGGATGTCGCCCGAGGAATGGCATTTTTACTGATATTGCTCAGGTTCTGCCTGAGATCTTCCAGCCCTTTAATCGTCACCTGTGACCTCCTCAATCCAGATTTGCGGCTTACCATTAAAGAGGAGCCATCGGGTAACGGTGTAAACCTGACTTTTATAAATAACCTCATCTCCCCGCGCCGACTGATAGCCAGCGCTGAAGATAACCAGGTTAATCCCATCCCCCGCGACTGGCCCCAGCTCAGGCAGCAGGTGACTTTCAACAGCAATATGCTCATCGCCATTAATAGTCACCGTTCTGCCCAGCCTTTTCGCCGTCAGTTCATCCATTCTGCCAGCCATATTGTCAAAGGCATTAGCCATTGATTTTGACTTCCAGGACGGTAACGCCTGCCGCAGCATCCTCCCAGGCAGTCCCGGCTAACACCGCATCGGTGTCATCCAGCTGAACATTTCCAGCTTTGAGATATACCTTTTCCCCGGCGGTCACGGCATCCGTTGGCAGCTTAGGTAAAAGAAAGACACCTTCAGCGAATCCGTCGCCTACATCACCCGGCTGAATATCGGTAATTGCAACCGCAATCATCCCGCCTAAAGAAACGGGTGTACCGCTGAGAATTTCCTCGGTACCAGAATTTTTCACGGGGATGGTTTTGCCGTCTTGCACATAATTTTTAGCCATAACGTCTCCTGTCAGCCCCACAGGGCTGATTTCAGGTATAAAAAAAGCCCTTCCGGGCGTCGTTTTCAGAACTGTAATGATTACTGGCCGCTGGATTTCACCAGGCCGCGGTAATCAAGCGGCGCCACACCAGCATCGATACGAACTTTTGTAGCGATACCGTCAGTGGTAAACCCTTCCTGTTGATCAATGTAAGGAGTATCAACACCATTCAGATACGCAACTTCGATGGTGTCCGTCCCTTTTGCCGCCATCAGATACCAGGCTTTTGCGTCAGCTTCGTCAAGGCGGGCCTCTGCAATCACATCTGCAAAATTCTGGATCGGGTTAATAATCCCGGCGTTAATATCCGCCCCTTTTACGCTCGCTGATTTAATCGTCTGGTTAGCCAGTGTCTCCAGCGCGACCGGCACCAGCATAAATGCCGGGCGGATGTTCAGAGATCGTTCTCCCTCTTTCTGCAGGCGCATCAGTTTACGGGCATCGTCCAGGCTGCTGACGGAAATAGCACCGGTGGACAGGTTCTTGTGGTCTGCATGGAATAACGCCTTACCATCTGAGAGTTTTGGATTTTTGGTCAGAATGGCGTAAACAAGGTCACCGATAGTCGCCTTAGCGGCACGGCCCATTTTCATCGGAACATCTGTGAGCTGGTTCAGATCATCATTAATGATTGCCTGGCGAGTGATGGAAAAAATTTCTCCGTAGGTGGCTAGCGCGATGGTTTCCCCTTTATCGCCGGTAGTCACATACTTATATTCAGCGCCTTCGCGAACCTGCCGCAGAGACGGGAATCCGCCCATCCCCACACGATGCGCTGTCTTAAAGTCCGACAACTGGCCTTTCTTTGTCCACTGCTCAAAGGTTTCTGCAGCTTCGTCCCAGCCCTGCAAAATCGATTTGTTGGCGACATCAAGAAGGATGTTGCCAAAATCAGAGGTGCTGTGCGTCAGCGCCAGCCCTACCATCTGCATCGGGTTATAGCTGGATACGCCAATTCCCCGCTCAGTCAGGGCCATGCGGGCATATTCACGCAGGGTCATGCCGTTGTAGACATTGTCACGTTCCTGATCTTCAAATCCGGCACGCGCCATCAATGCCTGGCGAATACCATCGGCGACAAAATTACCGTTACCTGCATGAATATGCGCTGGTGTGGTTTTCGCCGATGGCGAAGCATCTTTACCCAGCAGCGCCAGCAGTTTGTCTTTAGCCTGATCGACAGAGCAGTCCATATCTGCTACACACTGCGCCTGCAGTTCGGCGTGTTTACCACCAAACATCGCAAAGAGGTTGTTAATACCATTAACGCGATCCTTTTGCTCAGCGATTACCTGAGCACGAATGGTGTTTTCGTCAATTACGGAAGGTTGGCTCACCACCGGCTGCTGCATTTGTGGTTGCTGGGGATCGCGTTGCGTGGTAGCTCGCGGCGGCGTTAACATGTTGCGAATATTTTTTGGCATCTTTTCGAAGTCCTCAATACGTTTAGACTGGATACAGGCCATAGCCTGAAGAGAGGGGGTGACCTGGTCGGCAAAACCCATAGCGACGCATTCTTTGCCGTCCATCCATGTTTCATCTTCCAGCATCGCCGCTATTTCATCGGGGCTCTTACCCGTTTTCTCTGCATAAGCAGGGATCAGAACAGACTCAACCTTGTCCAGAAGCTCTGCGTAGTCACGCATATCGTTGGCATCGCCACCAGCAAAGCCCCAGGGCTTATGGATCATCATCATGGTGTTTTCAGGCATGATGACCGGATTACCTACCATAGCAATGACAGAGGCCATAGACGCGGCCAGACCGTCGATATGAACGGTAATTGACGCACCATGATGTTTAAGAGCATTAAAAATGGCGATGCCGTCAAAGACATCGCCACCAGGCGAATTGATATGAAGATTAATATGGGTCACATCACCAAGCGCTTTAAGGTCGTTAACAAACTGCCGGGCGGTCACGCCCCAGTAGCCGATCTCGTCGTAGATATAAATTTCTACCTGATTGTCGGCGCTGGCCTGCATACGAAACCACGAATTACTTCTTGCGCTGGCTTTCGGACGACGGGGCGTCCGGTTCTTTGACTTCGGCACTGGTGCCTCCTTTATCGTTTGCAGGATCGGTGTCATACACCAGTCCCAGTTCGCGGTTATCATCAACTTCAGCCTTGCGACGACGTTTCACATCATCCGGATTGCGTCCGCTAGCTCGCACCCAGTCAGATTCTGTCGCAGCACCACCTCGGATTTGCGCTTTCCAGGCATTAGCTTCTTTAACTGGGTCGATCCATGGCATGACCGGACCGGAATAAACTGCGGTGTAAAGCGACGCCATATCCAGCCCACGTGGTAGCTGAATTTCGCCAGAAGCCACCGCCATTTTTAACCAGTTTCGGTACATTGGCCGGGTGATTGCGCCGATGAACCAGTCCTGAAGGATTAGATAACCATCTGTTGATTCAACCAACTCCTGGCGCTGGGCACTGTATGTTCCATCGTAGTTTCTGGCTGTACTGGAGAAGCTGAGACGAGCACCGGCAGCGACAGCGCGCAATTGTCCATTTCGGAATGTTTCAAGGTTAGGGTTTGGTCTGTCGGACTTGATCATCCCGATGTCTTCACCGGGCAGCAGATCATCATAAATAATGCCTGGCTCAATCATTACGTCACGATTGTCTTTGGTGGTATCGTCCGTAAAACTTTGCCCGTCTCCTTTTTTTATGTACATCCCCAGCGCAGCTGCAATACGTGCTGCCGTTAACTCCGCATCCTCGTATTCTTTCAGCGCACTGAGGCGCATGAGCACACCAGAAAGGAGAGAGGTCCCTCGGGTCTGATGAAGACGGCGGGTAAATTTGAGATGAAGCATATTCCCGGCATCGACATCTTTCGTATCCAATTGACGGCCGGTAACAGGCAGACTTTTATAAACCAGGTACTTTTTCGGGCGCCCCCAATTATCGACATAAACCCCCTGACAAAGTTGCTGTGACTCATTGTTGGTCATCGGCACAAAATCAGCCTCTAGCGCCTCAAGCCAGAAAGGTACGCCAGCCACTGGATCAAGTCCCTGCGCTGAGCCACTCACCATCTGAGCGAAAATTTCCCCGTCCCTGAGCCAACTCCTGAGCATCAACCGCTCAAGCATCGGGCGGGTAAACTGTCCCGTAACCTCAGGGCTGACTGACCATTCGGCCCACTTCGTTCTGATTTGTTCTGCCAGTTTTTTTGCTATATTTCCGTTTTTTAGAACCGGGTGTGGCTCAACAATAATTCCTTTAGCTCCAACTACCCTTTCCTCGAGCTTATCGAATACACCAATAACCAGATCGTGGTTATTGTCCAACCAGCGAGCCTGTTCTCGAAGTGAAACAGCTCCCATCTGACTAAGCTGGTTAGCGGAACGATTTTCCCTGCGGGCCTTATGCGTACGAGTAGGCTTAACAGCTTCATATGCCTGTATCATTGCTCTCGAACGTAACCGCGCCGCTTTCCATCCAGGGGAAAAGACGCCAATCGCATCATCTAACAGGCTCATGGAAACCTCGCGAGTTTATAACCAGGTCGCCCGTGACGTTGAGCCAACAGGGATGCAAGACGGCGCTCCCATTCCTGACGCCCCTTGCGGATTTCGGACAGGTTCTCCAGCGTCATCTGCTGTCCGTTGAATGTAATAGACTTTCCATCCAGCACAGCTATTTCCGCATCGGTATAACGCTGGATAATGGATTCAATATCGGTTTGTTTCACACCCAGCCTCCTGATGATGTAGTCCACGGATTGTTTTCAACATCCGGCTTATTTGCCTTCCGTTTTTTTCTGCTATGGGTCGTTATTGCTGATAACGTGGGTGACACTTCGCCAGTTTCCGGCGTGCTTTCTTCGATCCACGTTGTCCGCCTCGCCCATTCAGGCGCATCCGGCCATTTGATCTTTTCGTATCCGTGCAATATGGCCAGCGCATCGGCATAAACGAGTAGATCGAAAGCTTCATTCGGACCTCGGCCCGGTTTGCTCCATTTTCCATCGGGTGAACGTTCCTCATAGGTCAGCTCATCGTAAAACCAGCTGCCGAGCCATTTAGGGAAATGCACATAGTTCGGGCCGGGTGATTCTCGCCACAGGGCGTTATTCACCTGATCTTTCAGCGCATCAGTCTGAAGAAGGTAAAGCGGCACATCGCCAGCGGCTTTTGCCCGGCGAGTTGATCTGTCAGTGTTATCAGGAAATGTTCGGGTAATTAGTTTTGAGCGTCGGACACTGTCGCCCTTGAAGAGGAAAATCTTTTTACCAAGCCCATCCCGGCGGCACTTACGCCAGAACTTATATGCGTTATCGGTGACACCATCCTCACCGCCGGAATCGACAGCCATCGCCATGAGCCGCATGCGTTTTGACGGGTTACTCGCTAAGGGCCATGACTTTTCGAACACGTCAGACAAAAGTAAATCCCAGTCTTCCGGGTAACTTGCCGGATCGATGGAGTAACATTCACCGTGCTCGTTTGCCCGCAGAGACTGGCGGATGTTGTAGCGATCTACCAGCCATCTCTCACCCTGCTCACCGTAGCCAGTCACCTGAACCACGAAACGACGGGATTTACCGCCCTGCACATCAACGGTTGCAGTCATAAAGAGCACACCATCTGGTACAGATCGCTTCGGCACGTCTTCAGCGCGTCGTTCGAGCAGCTCACTCTTACGTTGTTCGAGACTGGCTCGGGGTAGATAAGGCCGACCAAAGTCGGTATTAACTACCGTTTTCAGCGTCTCTTCACTCTGGGTGGACTCATATTCCTGCTCAGCAGTCAGGAATTTGTATATCATCTGCGACCATGTCTGATATGCAGCCGCAGGCCCCTCCATCCAGAATGAAGCGATGCGTGATCGCCGCGGCTCCCCAAATCTGTTGCCATCACGATCTATTTTTTCTCCATCGCGTAACCAGACATGGCGGATATTCAGTTCACGTTTCATATCTGCGGTGATCCTGCCTTTGCAGGCCGGGCACTGGAGATATGCAGACTCACTTGCCACAACGGGATCAAGGGAATCCCGGTAGCCCGTCATATTGGCTACCTCCGGCTGAAAATATTCTCCGCAATGCGGACACGGCCAGTAAAGGCGGCGGCGGTCACCACGATTAAACAACGATAATATGCCGGTAGTCGGCGGTGCCTCATGTGCGGTGTTTGGTCGCCATTTCGTGTCACGAATATCTCGGCCAGGTGAACTCTCAACCAGAGTCATGCCGCTGGACATAAACGTAGTGGTACGTTTCGAACCCAGGGAAAATGCATCACCTTCCCCGTCGATATCTTCAGGAAAGCGGTCATAGTCAGTCAACGCCACGCTTTTATAGTCTGACGACGACATAATGTTGACTGACGGCCAGCCCAGTTTGAGATAGTTACCGGCCCGGAAGGTGCGGTCGTGAACGTTATTGTCGTTACGGCGCGGACTGAGTCGCGATTTTACTTCCGGACTACACCGGAATGTGCGATCGATGCGTTTCTTGGAATGTTCACGCGCTTTCTCTTCGGAGACCTGAATAACCAGCATGTCAGCGGGATCACAAACGATGTTGTAGACAATCCAGCCATCAATCAGGCCAATCGTTTTCCCGGTTCGGGCCGGTCCGACAAACACCACCGCATCATATTCACGGGATGCCAGACAATTCATCGGCTCAATAATATAAGGGGCCAGATTGGGGTCCCATGGTACGGAGTTACCCGCCCCCATCGGCACACGCATATATGAGCTGACCGCATCGGCCACCTGCATACGACGTGGGGCACGAAGAATACCGGAGACATCGCGGCGTATCCCCCTGGCAGATGCCCGTTTTGTCATCAGTCCTCCTCTGGCTCATCCTCCTCTGGTTCAGCGTCCATTACTTTTTGGGCAACCTGATCGCGCAGGTCATCAATCACGCTTTGCACGCGTGATACCGCAACCGGCGTAAGTGCACAGTCGCGCTCAAGAATGTCCGGAAGTGTTTCAAGTACCATGACGACGGCTTTCGCCATCATTGAAAATTCACGTGCGACGTCTTCGGCGGGGATAAGTTGTTTGGTATCTACTTCAAATTTCAACCGCTCGTTTTCTGCTTTCCAGTGAGCGAGGCGATCAGGGGGTGTCATCTCTTCAAGATTCGATGAGGAAACCGTCGGGATCATTAATTCTGTCAGAATATCAGTGACAAGATACAACTTAAGTTTGCTGTTGCTTCCCTGGGCGGGACTGACATTTTTTAGCCTGGTAGCGACGGTCTGCCGGTGTACGCCAGTAATCCCGGCAAGCTGGTTGATATTGAGTTTTAAAGTAGCGATTTCCTGATCCATGATGGTGAACACTTTTTATACGATTCGACATCATTGAAAATCCGACATCTGGAAAATCAATAACCTGTGCACATGATGATGATGACTATGAAAAATGAAAACTAGCCGTTTTCCGCGAGTCCGCCGCCCCGTGGTAGCCTCCCCCTCCGGGAGGACCCACAAATGATAATGAATATCACTTGCATACAGTCGATAGAAATCGCCCCCATTAGACATTTAGACATCCAAACGTCCATTAATACCCTTCTAACTATCGATAATGACATTCATTCGCATTATCAAAGCCCCTCGCGATGTGAAAGGCTTCTGTAATGCGTGCGTCTACAGTGCAGATGGAGACAGCTCCCCTTCTTCAAACCATGCGTCTACAGCTCGCCCGTCTGCTGCACGATAATGAATAAGGTACTGATTGGGACCATGTGTATATTCTGCGCGAGCTTTGATATGCCCTTCTTCTTCACTGATAGTAACGGTTACCACCTGACCAAGTTCATGTTTAAAGCTCATCGGTTATTACCTCTTTTAGATATAAAAAAACCCCGCCGAAGCGAGGTTATCATTTGACTGAAATGTCTATTTCTTGAATGCCTCAGCATAAGCCTGTGCACTCTTTTGTGATGACTCCATTATGTCATCAGTCAGGGTTTGCTGACCCCACTTGGTGACCTTGCCATTAACGAACGTTATAACCAGTCGATCGTTAGCCAATTGTTCGTTATCAATGATTGTGTAGCCGTAGAGAGACTTATTCCAATAAATCCAGCGCTCACGCTCCTGGTTCACATCCGTCCTACGCGGCGATCCCATAATGTCCATGACGTCGTTTTTGTTCATTCCGAGAGATAAAAGCATTGATCTCTGGTTGTAATCTACTTTCTGGACTGTTGGCGCACACGCGGAAATTGTTAAAGCTGAAACACCAATTAATGCTGCAAAAAGTAACTTTTTCATGTCCCTATCCCCATCGTTTTGTTTGGGACAGATTAACAGGGGAAACAACAGCACCGCAATTGAGCCCTGCATTATCACAGGCACTTAGTAAATGCCTGCTGTAATGCCTTAGCTCGCCTGCTCTGCACCCGTATCAAACAGCGCAAGCGCTTCGGTCGCTTCCTGAATCGCTTTACGGGTCTTCGAGACAATCTCGCTTTCCGTGAAAACACGATCAAAGGAGTCTGCGAAAAGCTCAGACTTCAGATAACTGTCGCCTACCCAGTCAATGGCCAGCTTGGCCGCTGCGGTGTCGTAGTTAACTTTCTTGATGATATCCAGGCGGATTTGCTCGGATGCGGTGATTTCTGACATGTCTTACCTCTGTGCGATGTGGGGAGCATTATCGAAGCCACTGCTCGGTAGAATGGCTCCTGTAAGGCCACTAAAAAAGCCACCCTGAGGTGGCCTTTAAAATGAAAATAATCTCAATTGGGGAAACCGATTTTTAAAACATGAATCAAACAATATTTCCGATGAAATGTCCATCAATCTCATCAATTTTAACCCTAAGCATAGCATTGCCGAGAGGGCCCATTTGTCCATTATCGCAACGAACCTTTATGTTCTCTAAATGCAAAAAATTGTCAGGGTATTCAAAGTTTGGGTCTTCGCTAGTATAGCCATCCTTACCCTTTGTCTCAAAGTACGCAGAGAGAGCCTCTCCGAATTCTCCATAAGACTTCAGGTCATCCGAAACTAGTTGATAGTATTTTCGTCCCGCAATTAGTGAGCCGGTAATTACAGATCCCTTAACGAATAATGTAATACCAATCCCAATATTTAATTTATTAACTATACTATTTAAAAATGTTAGATCTTGATCTTTGGTTTTAAGAGCTAATACCTGTTGCAATTCATCTTGTTCGCTCATAGGGCCTCCTTTGAATGAAATGTCAGGATACCCATAAAAATGCTTGGTGAGTAGGACTATCGAAGCCACTCTGTTAAATGGCTCCCGTCATGCTTAATCTTCCAGCTGAAGCACACCGTGTTCTTCTGATTCTGAGAAGGCGATAAGGCCCTCGTAACCAAGCACAGTGCTACCATCATCAGCTTCAAACTCGGGGATGCTGGCCTGAGAGATCGTGTAAGCGGGTTGACCGTCCTGCTCAGCGAAGTCTGCCAGAGCTTTAATTTGCTATGCGGTAAGAACTAATGGGGTCATGGTTTATCATTTTATGGGGATGTGGTGACTTTATCCCTTAGTGGGGGTAAGGTTTTGGCAATTGACCCGCACTGATTGGTTGTGCGCCAGAATGTCGCGCTTGGTCTGCATATTCAGCACCTCGATATCGTGGTCGGTCAAGTAGATAATTCGCACCCAACTGCAGGCCGTATCAACGACTACCGGGGCGGGTAAACTTTTCACGCAACTCCCGATCAACATAGTCATCAGGCATATGGCTAACAGTCTGCTGTACATCGCTTGCCTCTTTAGTGACTTCCGCCTTACGTTCTGCCGCAGCGACGGTAGCGGCGGCTGTCTCTTCGGTACGCTGCTGTTCGTCTTCAGCTTCCGCCTTACTTGTTCCGCGAGCATGACCGATGCCGAACGCACCAGCGATAGCACCAAGGATGACGACCACCAGCCCAGCAATAATTTCGTAGCTCATTGCTGCGGCCCCTTCATTTCGTCGACCTTCTCTTTCAATGCTGGCTGACGTATGTATTGCGATAGCACCGCCAGCACCACCAGCGCTGGGCTAATCAGTGCAACGATGTTTGGCGGCAGGATGTTTTTGATATCCGGCGGCAGCATCGCCCAGGCATGCAGCGCAGCATCCGGGAACGACTGCGCCCATACACCAACCAGCGCGCCGATAGCTCCCAGCTTTACAGACCACGTTTTCAGCAGCAGGCTGGCATGGCCTACGAACTCCAGCCGGGTATATTTGCGCAGAAGTAACAGAACGAGTACAGCCACCAGCACGAGCAACGCGAAAATGATCATCTTCACAGGACACGCTCCTTAATCCAGCCGTAGAGAAAATCCTCGTTGGCTTCGCGGCCCTCCGCCAGTTCGAGGTATCTGGCACCCTGGCTGCAGTTCAACGCACGCAACAGAACCTGTTCACCCTCTTTCCCCCGGGCTGAAAGATATCCCTTAAGCGCGGTGATGGTTCGGGGGCCAATGGCGCCATCCGGGATCAGATCGGGGTATAGCTTCCCGCGCATGTTCAGAGCAGTGAGCCAGCGCTGGAAAAACTTACTGGCGATGCTGGGCCCCATGTTCACACCAGTATCGCAAAGCTCATCTGCCAGTAACGTAGACAAACTCGCCACCTGGTCGAATCGGGGGCCGCTCCAGTAATCGCTCAGCAGGATTTGCTTTGCGGTTTCCCTGGGCAGGTTCCGCATATCACCGGTGTAGCCATGTGCGCGAGCTGTGGTTTGCGTGATGCCCCAGCGGGTTGGCCCGCCTTTATCAGAGGGGTGATCGACATAACCACCCTCTTTTCCGAGGATCCCCTCGATAATCTTTTCTGCTGTCATTGTGCTTTCACTCCGGTAATTCGTTCCCAGAAATACGTGAGCGCTACGGAACCCATAGCGCCACTGATACCGGCAGTGGCAAGTATCATGTAAATACTCAGGCCACCTTCAATGCTGATGAGCCCACCAATGACCCCGGTAAACGCCGAAACCACAATCTGCGCAAAAGCATTTATCCAGCTCCATTTTGCTTTGCCCTGCTTCACATCCATCAGGAATCGGACAAGGCCGCCCCAACCAGCAATGATCAGCAGAGCCAGCCAGGTTATTCCGGCCATGCTATCTTTGTCTTGCATACGATTTGCCATAGGTTCACCTCCGGGTTAACGGGGTGCTGTGCGAGAAAGGAATGGGCGGCCCTGTTAGCGAGAGCGGGGTCAGGAATCCCGCGATCTTTAACCTGCCCGGATTGGGTTATGAGCCCGTCAGACAGTGGGCCAAATGGACAGGCCGCCATATAGATTTACGACAAAGCACAGAGTGAGTGACGTTCTGGCGGCCAAAATAGAAAAGGCCCGCTGAAATGGGCCTTTGTGGTTAACACCATGTTTTAATAAACAAAATAAGAGACGGTGCGAAAAACACCATACCTAGATAGAGCCGCATTGCTCCTCCTGAATTAATAGGTTTACAGTTACTGCCTGTCTATTATCTCAGGATAGGAAACGAAAATTCCCCGTTAAGGGGCATTTTTCACGATTTTACCTAAAATTTTATCGGCAAAAGTTACTTTTGAGTCTGGCGCTGCAAGAAGCTCAAAATAGGCCCATGAAAAGCAAAAAACCACCATTTCTGGCAGGTTTTAGATGATTAGGCTGTGTGTCGAAGTGACCACTCCTAACAGATTACGATAGTTTTTGCGTACGCGTTAGCATTTTTGTAAGCTACATTAAATTACCTAGGTGAGGATTAATAACGTGACGGACATCACTTTAAATAATGTTATTGTTCATGAGCTCCTTAAAGAAGCTAAGAAGCCTATGGTTCCTGGTAAAAGGATGAAGTTTAGAGATACGACCCTTGATTCATCTAACGCGATAGTTCTCAAACTCATCAATGAAATCAATGGACTGTATGGAAAAAAAGGAAATTCTGCATACTATGGTGTTTTTAAAGAAGAGTTAACGGAACGCGGGCCAGTCCCTGATGCTATTGAAAGCTACACCTGTCTGGTTCCCCCTTCCTCTCAAGACTTTATAGACCTTAGTGTGGGTATAATGAATAAACTGGCTGATGAGGCTGAAAAGCAGCCGTGGTCATCTGGAGGGGTGATCGTTTTTGCTGATTATGTGCGAGATGGTATCAATTTCTTTTTGGTTACTATGATCAAACAAAAGGAAGGGATACGATTAAGTTCGAAACTTGAACCAGAACTACTCGAGCAACTTGATTTAACCAAAATCAATCAGGCGGCTCGTATTAACTTTGATAAATTCCTTAAATATCAAAATTCATCAGCAATCGATAAGCAAGATTTAAGTTATTTAAGTTTCATTAGTACAACTACACAACAAACAGCTTCCGGCTATTTTATTCTCGCACTAGGATGCGACAAAGGCATTACGTCTAATAACGCAACAAAAAGTCTTCCAACTGAGGTTATGAGATTTTTCGGGAAACACAATGAAATTAAAAATCACTCCCGAGATTTTAAAAATGATGTCATTAACTACATTAATCATCAATTCGAATCTAAAAAACCAGCCAAGCTATCGGACATTTCAGCAATGGCTTACAAACACATGACTTACGTTGACGAGCAAACCCGCGAAAAACTATCTAATGATCTGGTTACCTATTTGAATAGCGAAGAGGTTCGCATTCCTGTTGAATTTAATGTCAGCCGCTCTGGTCTTAACCAGCTGTTGAATATTAAATATAAAGGCGATGGTTATAGTTTTAATTTTGAGAAAGCACTTCTGGGCACGACGGGAGATGCGGATATCTGTTATAATGCTGAGAATGAAAGCTTAACATTTACTAAGCTTCCGAAAGACGCAGTTCAGAGTATTGAGCGTGCATTAAAGGAAAAATCACAAACAGGTGACGGAGATGACGAATAACACACCATTAAGAACTCTTGTCGAGTTATATAGAATAGCTGGAAAACCAGCTATTTCTGGCGTGTATTTGTCTTTGCTGCTAGATTATTCTCCTAAGGCTGACGTTTCCCTTAGGGAGCTAACAACATCGCATAGAGCATCTCAATACATTGTTGAAGATGAATTCATCGTTGATGGTGTTTTTTTACAAAACTATAATCTTCCTATGGGCTGGAAGAACGTATCTATAACATTGAAACTACCCAGAGACAGTGTTCAACGTTTCCACAATACTATAGCTGATTTAATAACATTCTCGTCGGTTAGAAACGGTGAATTCCCGACTGACTTCTATGTTGTTGATCTAGATTATCACTCAGAGGATACCACCATACCACCTGCAGTCCAAAAAGTTAAAAATGTTTGTAGGTTGATTAAAGCATTATCTAAACTCGCACATTACCATGATAGAAAAGCTACAGACGGTGAACCTCGCTTAGTATTCATTCAAGGTTCTGACGGTCGATCTAAGTCCGCAATACTCCAGCCAACAATAACATATGAAATGTTAGACTATAGCGATATTGATTGTAACGTAGTTGAGCAATTGCAAGACGACCACTCTATTAATGACGTGAATCACCACATCGAAAAAAGAGGTATATTCCGTAATACCTTGGTTGAATACATTAATGAAAATAGTTTCAATTTTCAGCAATTAATTGAACATTGGACGGATTTCCGCTTAGCCTATGATAACAATCTTTCTGTATACCTTAGTGGCTTTAATTTCCACAAAGCAAGAAAAGATGTCGCTGCTGCCGAGCTTGATTTTTCAGAAAAAACTTCTAAAACCATTAGCGATTCAACGGCCAAAATTTTAGCAACCCCATTATCATTATTAGCTGCCATAGGCATATGGAAATTGAGCGATTTAACAGAGCAAATCGTAGCACTTACTGGGGTTATTTTTACTTCATTAATAATCAATTTAATTATCTCTAGCCAATGGAAACAATTAAAAAGGATTGTCCATTCAAAAGAAATGGTGTTCAACCCATTTATTCTAAAGCTAAAAAATTACCCACAAGAACTTCAGAGCGACATTACAAAAGCAATGGAAGAACTCAATAAAAATGAAATATTCGCATTTAGAATACTGATATCTTTTTATATCCTATGCTGGATACCGACCTTGGTCGGTATCGCATTTATAATTTATAAGAATTTCTTTATAGAATAATCGACAATGCTCCCTCAATAAACCCCATCGCTGTCTGCAATTCCTTCCTTACAGTACCATCCGAACACTTTCGCTTCTTCGCAATGGCTCGTAGTGAGATGCCGATAACAAAATGAGCAATAATCAATTCATATTCTTCAGGTTTATACTTACGCAATCGCGCTACACATCCGTCAATCATTATCCCTTCATCGTCATCGCACTGAAAACGTGATTTCTTACCGTGTGGCAGAAGCCCTTTAAACCCAGCAGCAATGGATTGCCAATCAACTCCACTGCTATCAGCAGCAGCCCAGGCGCCCCAGCGGTCTAAAACTTCATACATATCACGCATTAACTCATCTCCACTGAATTATGCCAGCACGCCAATTGCCAGCGAACGATCCAGAAATCGAAACAGCAGCTCCAGCTGTGAGCCGTGCTTCTCCTCAAATGCCACTGTGTCAGCGTGCAACTCGTCGTGATGCGCTCTGCAAAGCGGCAACACAAACAAATCGTGCGCTTTCGTTCCCATTCCACCTTGTCCGTGGCCTATCAGGTGATGGGGATCATCTGCTTGTTTGTTACAGCAGACACACTGCTGGGACTTAACCCAGCGCGTCCAGCTCTCGTTTACCCAGCGGCGGCGCTTTGGTCGCAGCATGAATGATTCCGGCGTTTCAGGATCTATGCGAAGACCGAGAATCTTTTTCTGCACCACTTCGCTCGCCGCTGGCTCCGGCACAATATCGCTCTCCTTCATCACTGGTTGATGCTTTATTTCCGGCAATCGCAGGGCTTTTCGGGCCAGCGATTCAGGGATGACGTGCGCCAGATTGTTTATTACCAGCCACCAGCACAACTCGGGGATCGTCAGTTGATGGTCTTCGTTGAACCCCAGCTGTGAGCGGATGACCGTTATCAGCCAGGATACCAGGTTCTCACGCGCAATGCCTGCCAGCGTCTCTGTGTACTGATCACGCACCAGGTTATCGCAGGCCCAGCAAAGGCGGATGCTGCCAGGCTCATGCCGGAACAGCGTAAAATTTTCGCTGTGCCAAGAGCCGTGCGGATACTGGCATTCAAAACGACGCTCCAGCTCGGCCTCCAGCGAGCTAATACCACCCGCGCGCAGAATGACGTCCTTGTTCTCGAATACTGGCTTCAAAACCGGGTCTTTTGCCAGTGGCTGCGTGGCGGGAGGGATGGCGCCGGTTGCGTAATCGCTGTATTTTTCCGGTGCAGGCTCAATCAGTACCCGCCCTCTCCTGAACATCGGCATGAGATCAGCGCCTGGGCGAAGCAGAACAACGCCCATGCGTGGGGCTATCTCAGGGGTTAGTAGTGCTCTCATATCATCTCCACGTCAGGCAACTGCACGAAAACGACGGATGGTGATTTCTACTTTCCCTTTCTTCACGATGTTCCCCCACTCCACCAGCATGCGCTTAACCTGACTGTCGTCTTCCCAGACGCCTGTTAGAGTCAGGGCATCGAACAGCGCTTTGTTGTAGTTATCGATATCCCGACGGCGCTGATCCGGCGGATACAACACTATGTGAACCTCAGCCAGATCAGAGGATGGCCGGGGAACGGCCCGCAGTTGCTCAATAATCGCCGCTCTCGCTGCCTGCTGGAACTTGCGCCCAGTCTCGCTAACCAAATGCCTGCCTTTCAGCGGTCCCTTGCTCGGGGCGCGCCAGTAACTATTTACGCTCGGTGGAAATGGTAAAGTCAGTTTCATTTAGCCCCCTTAAAGGATCGCTACAACGTCTTTTGCGACTTCCCGCGTACTGCTTTTGCAGGAGATCGAACGGCGCGCTTTGATGAATTGCAGGTTAAAACCATGCTCCCGGTACAGGTCGAGAACCTTCGGTGCGGATGAGTTAGAAATTACTACCCGAGCCCCACGGTGAAAGGCTGATACGCATTGCTTCGCCAGGTCTACCTGGTTCTCCCAGCTAAAACCACCAGCGGCGTAGGCGCTGAATCCGGTTGTTCCCGGCATCGGTTCGTAAGGCGGATCGCAGTAAACCACATCCCCTTTCCCGGCCAGGCTGATTGTCCGGCGGTAATCAGCGGTCATGAATACGCAGTTATGCGCCATAGCCGCGAAGGCTTTCATCTCATCCATCGGGTAATACGGGGCCTTGTAGCCTCCCCAGCCCACATTGAACTTGTTCGCCTGGTTGTAGCGCATCAGGCCATTGAAGCAATGCCGATTGAGATACAGGAATGCAGCTGCGCGTTCAGTAGCATCCAGCGTCTGAGCGTTGAACTCGGAACGGATCAGCTCATAACCATCTGGTGACCGCAAGTGCTCGAACATCCAGCGGGCCTTCAATTCTACTTCATCCGGCACCACCGCTAACATCTGATACAGATTAATCAGGTCCGGATTAACGTCCGCCAGCAGATAATCTGCGTGCTTATCGCTGTTCAGGAATACTGACCCACCACCAACGAATGGCTCTATCAGGCGTTTCCCTGCCGGGATATGCACGAACAGGTCAGCCAGCTGGGTATACTTTCCACCTGCCCATTTCAGAAATGGCTTGCTCATGAACGGAACCCCGCTGGCACTGAATAATCCACGTCGGAATAACTGGACTTGAACGCCGTGTCTTGTTTAACCCACTTTCCGCCAGTCCAGGCTGGGCACCCGGCTGCTTCCCATTTTTTGGCCTTGTCGAAATACTCGACGCAGTTCTCGGGAGCAAACAGCGTTTTGGGCCGCAGGTAGTCGCTCATCTTCGGATCCTGAGCCCATTTCTCGTTCAGGTAGTCAACCACCAGCATCAGGTCTTCAGGACTGTAATCTTCGGCCAGCCGTCCCCGGATATAACCCAGCGTCGTTTTGGTTCGTCCCCCCTTGCCATAGGTCGAATTAGTTACTCGATTAAAATGATCCAGAACGAGTGCAGCCGGATCGGTCTGGTCTGGTTGCGGCGCAACCGGACAAGAGTCTTTACCTGTAATCTCTGTAGTACTCTCTGTTGTATTCTCTGTAAGATCATCGTGCCAATTTGACCTGATGACAGCGGTTCGTTTTGACCTGGTGGAGCGTTTCACAATGACCTCTTCCATCGTGTCATTTTGACCTGATGGAACGGCGCATTTTGACTTCTTCGATTTGGTCACTTTGACCTCATCTAAAAGCTCGCTCTCGTAGTTGATCGTGTAGTAGTTCGTCATGTCGCGCTGGGACTTGTTCAGCTGCTCAACTTTAAGCACGCCCAGGCTCTTCAGCCGGGTGAAGGTGCGCTTCAGAGTGGATTCAGACCAGAACGGGAATTGCTCCAGCCATTGCTCTGTCGTGTTGTAGATCCAGCGTACGCCGTCACGCTCCAGCCCTGAGTTAGTCTCCTGCAGCCAGTAGTTAAGCTGCTGCAGCGCAATGGCTTCATTCAGGCCGATGCTATAGGCAAGGTCAGGATTGATGACTATCGGCCTTGATGGCATTAACAGGCTCATAAGACCCCTCTATTTCCCTGAATTTTCGTCTGAACTGCTCGAGGGGGCTGAAACACTCGTGCTTATACCCTTCGCGCAGGTATATAACGCGCTGTGTTTGGGGTTCCCAGCGTATGACCCTGACCGGGACGCCGTAGTGATCTCTGAACCATCGGTTGAGCTCTCGCATACTTTCTCCGCCTGGCCGTTAAAGTCCCCTACCACCCACTGAGCAAACTGGTAGCAGACAGGCTCGAACCCGCCTGGTACTCTTACCCCATACACGAACTGCACCGGCCCTGCTCCACCAGGAACTGGCCGCGCTACAAGTTGCGACCTGCGGTATTGTGTTGATAAACTGTTCATGCGTTAGTAATCTCCACTGATAACGACACGCCACGACGCCAGGAGCTGCAACTCGCTGGCGTCACTTCTTTTTGCGTGCAAACAACGTGATAATTGCCGCGATCTCTTCTTCACGCGCAGCCAGGTGGCGGCGGTGATGCACCATGATTTCTTCAGCTTCATGTCTTTCGATTACCCCATCCTCAAGTGCCTGTTCGATAATCTGATCAACCTGTCCCCTGGCGGCAGAGGTACGCATTGCCCGGCTGAACAAGTCCACGCGATCAAGTTCTTCCAGGTGCGGAACATCCACCAGCAGAGCACCACGGCGGCGAGCGAAGTAGTCAGCCAGTAACGACGTGTTGGAAATGTCTTCCATCGCTTCCAACTCGCTGACTTCGAAGAAACGACAGCCGTTTTTTTCGTAGAGGTTGTTGTTGAACTGCGTGACGGTCATACCCAAGGCGCCAGCCATTGCTTCGCGGCCGCCCGGATATGCTTTGCACATCGCTTTGACGGCTTCTTTGAGGTTTGGCTCTACCATATTGATTTTCCTTTTGTAGTTATCGAAAAACCGCTTAAGCAGTACGATTATTTGCACTTGGTACGTCATCTGTTTGATAGCGACTTGGGTACAAAATGTGTAATTCGCTTATTTCTCCTCTAAAGAACTTGGCTAATCTCTCGGCCAGTTCGACAGATGGGACTTGCTCGCATCTTTCAATGCGGCTCAACGTTGCAGGATCTACCTGTACCCCGGTTGCAACGTGCAATAAGGTCATACCATGCGATTTTCGCAATTTTCTTAATGGTGATTGCATAATACCTCCTATTTTTGCGTATTACGCATGTTATTCCGCACTAGCGAATTGCGCAAGTTGCTTTGCACGAAACGCAAAAAAAACATGTAATGAGTGAATGAAAATAGGATCTCGCATACGACAACTTCGCTTAGCGAAGAACATTAAAATCGCAGAGCTTGCAGAAGCTGTGGGCGTTGATGCTGCCAATATTTCCAGGCTTGAAACTGGTAAACAAAAGCAGTTTTCAGAACAGACACTTAACCGACTTGCTCAAGCTTTAAGCGTAAGTGTACCTGACCTATTTACCTCTGACGAAAATGATACTACTGTACATATAAACAGTGAAAAATATGCATCTCCCGTAAAGAAAGTGGATGTATACAGAGTCGAGGTACTTGATGTGAGCGCAAGCGCCGGGGCAGGACATATACACGGTAGCGACGTCATAGATGTCATTCATGCTATCGAGTTCAGCAATGATCAGGCATTGGCAATGTTTGGTGGCAGGACTCCATCTGGAGTAAAGGTCATCAACGTTCGCGGTGATAGCATGGCCTCAACGATTGAGCCTGGCGACCTAATCTTTGTGGACGTAACTATCAATGAGTTCGATGGGGATGGGATTTACGTCTTTGGTTTTGATGGAAAAGTTTATGTTAAACGCTTGCAGATGATACCAGACCAACTGCTAGTCATCTCTGATAACCCTCGTTATAGAGAATGGAATATTACTAAAGAGAATGAGCACAGATTCTATATCTATGGAAAGGTTTTAATAAGCCAGTCTCAGTCCTTTAAACGGCATGGATAGCATTCATCATCATAAACTAGGCCTCATTCGAGGCCTTTTTTTTCGCCTTAAATTTGCGCTTTACGCACATAACTATTGCGTTACTCGCAATTTATGATTATCTTCTACTCGTCGGCACATGACGCAACTTACGGACAAGGATGAACAGAACACAACATGGAAGCGCATTCCCCTTCTTTCCGGTGGGGATCGGTTTGTAACTGAAGGAGTGCGCTTCCAGTTGTGTGGAGAACTAACGTGCCGCCATTGCAGTGGCGGCTCCCCATCAGCAAGAAATTTTAACCAGCTATTCACCCACTCTCATGGGTTGGGTTGCTGCACCCTAAATTTACGCGTTGCAGCGCGTCAGATGGAGAACAAAAGATGGCTAAGACAGCAAATCAACTGATTAAACAGGCGTACGAAATAGCCAAAACTATGCCACCAGCACAGGCAGTAATCATCAGGGAACTGGCTACCGTCCTCGATGTTTCGAATGTAGCTCTGCGCCAGACGCGCACCGAACGTGACGCCCTTCTCGCAGAGGTGAAGTCATGGGCGAAAGAGTGTGATCGTGTTACTGAGCGATATACCAAGAAGCGTATAAATCTGCATGTCCTCGAAGCAATACGCGATTTGAAAGCAATTTGCCCCACCAGCTTCCGTAACGTGGAGGCTCTTTAATGGCTAAAGACTCAAAGCTTGTATACGGCGCCAACGGCAAAACCAACGTTCTGATGTTCGAGCCGGAAAAGCTGCATCTTGTTACCGACAAAACCCATCTTCTCTACGATGAACGTATCAACCTGCCGATCGACGAAGGGATGGTACTGAACATCAAGGAGCTGGGTGTACTGGAGCCGATTATTGTCTGGAAAGACCCTGAAACAGGGCTCACCTGCGTAGTTGCAGGCCGTCAGCGCGTTAAACATACGCTGGAGGCAAATAAGCTCCTTTTGAAAGAGGGCAAAGAACCACGGCTTGTTCCTGGGGTCGTTAAGCGCGGATCAGCAAATCAAATGGCTAAATACATGGTTAGCGAAAACGAAATTCGCCGACCTGATACACCGTTAGGCCGGGCTAAAAAAATGTCAGATGCGCTCGACCGCGGGCTCGATGAGGACGACATTGCGGTGTTGTTTGGCTGCAGCGTTCAGACCGTGCGTGCAACACTATCCCTGTTGGATGCCACACAAGCCGTCCGGGAAGCGGTGGAGGCTGGAACTGTCACCGTTACCCAGGCGCGTCAGCTTGGTGCGCTCCCACCTGAAGAACAGCGGACAAAAGTGGCAGAAATCGAGCTGGCGACAGCTGGTACCAAAGGCCACGAAAAAGCCCGTCGGCAACGTCAGATACTCGGTGAAGCAAAGCCGCGTATCAAATCACGCAAGGAAATTGCAAAAGCCCTCGAAGATGCCAGCGGTGAATATGCCGAGGCTCTGCGCTGGGTGCTCGGGGAGGCGCAATGAATTTTGAACCTGAGAATTACAGCAAATACACCCTGCGTCGGTTCGCAGCCCTGTTCGATGTGATCTGCTGGGTGCTGATTGCCGTAGTAACCGTTGGTATCTGCATGTTTATTGAATGGTGGACAGCATGAGCAAATCACTTAAATCTCGCTGCATTCGGCGCTGGGAAGTTGAATTTAAACGCCGCTGCGACTCGAAATATAGCATGGTCTGGCGCAAGCGCGACCTGCGCGGTTATATCCGCAGCTGCGCTCTCACAACAGCAGACTGCATGGTTGAGCAGATGGCATCACAAAACGCCAAAGTTGATTATGACGGCGTCGCGCACGGCTGGTCGCCAGAATTTGCATCCTGGTACAGCGAACGTCGCAACCAATACCATAAAGAGGCGCTGGATTACCTAAACCACCACGCAACTACTGACGAAATCGACGAAGAGATCGAGAACGAATTGGAGTGTTGGAATGACTGAGCAAACCATTCTTGACATGTGCTGTGGCTCCCGCATGTTCTGGTTCGACAAACAGGACCCGCGTGCAGTGTTCGCCGACATTCGCTCCGAGCAGCACACCCTGTGCGACGGGCGCAGCCTAGTTATCAGCCCGGACATTATCGCCGACTTCCGTGCGCTGCCGTTCGCTGACGCCTCTTTCCCCATAGTCGTGTTTGACCCGCCGCATCTTGAACGAGTGGGCGAAAACGCTTGGATGGGTAAGAAATACGGTCGCCTGAACAAATACACCTGGCGCGATGACCTGCGTGCGGGTTTCAAAGAAGCGTTCAGAGTGCTGCGGCCACACGGCGTACTCATCTTCAAATGGAATGAAACCCAGATACCGGTTAGCCAGATTCTGGCGCTCACCGACGAGAAGCCAGCCATCTGGCAGCGCACCGGGAAAGCCGACAAAACACACTGGGTAATTTTCATGAAAGGAGCGACAGCATGACAACTGATATCACCGAATTTACACAGCCTGAAATTAATGATGCGTTGGCCCAGCTGAAGCAGATCAGCGAGTACCCCACACCATCTACTCAATACGCTCGGGTGCTGCGTAAATACTTCGCCTCGCTGGTAAAGGCGCTGGAGAAGGCGCAGCAGCGTATCGAGGAACTCGAGTCTGATCTGTCTGAATGGACAGACTGCAAGCACGATGGTGCTACCTACTACGACATGAGCGGCCAAGAGCGCTGCGGGAGATGTGGTGCTGATCTATGACCAGCAAATTAAAGCGTCGTCGCTGGCGGCGCATGCGCGATGATTTAGCTTGGTATAAGGCGGAGGCAAAAGACCTTCATTCGCGGTTAATGGAATTAGCCGATGAAGTGTCAACACTTCGCCACCATGTCCTGGCCGTACCTATGCCAGTGTTGGTTCCAGTTCAAACTTACGTAGCAATTACAGGAGAGGCAGACCACGAGCTATGTAAAAAATGTAATGACGGCATTCGTGGAGGATGCTCATCTTGTACGTATCGTAGAAGTTAAGCCGGTTGCAGCCGGTATATGGAGAAGAAATGTCACGTATGGTCTCTTTACTCGAATGGGCAAAAGATGAATTCGGTAGTGAAGCCCCTAGCGAGCGAGTATTAAAAAAATATGCTAAAGGCCAGATGATAGCACCACCACCGATGAGAGTCGGGCGGCGCTGGATGGTTGACAAAGAGGCTCGTTTTATAGGTGTAGTTGCTGAACCTCAACTTCCAATAAATGTTAACCCAAAACTGAGACGGATAATTAGCGATGGCAGCTAGACCGCGTACCCATAAAATCACTATTCCAAACCTATATTGCAAACTTGATAAACGTACCGGAAAGGTTTACTGGCAATACAAACACCCTATCTCTGGTCGTTTTCATAGCCTAGGCACGGACGAAGCTGAAGCAAAGCAGGTGGCAAGTGAAGCAAATACGATTATTGCAGAGCAGCGCACCAGGCAGATCCTTGGTATTAACGAGCGTCTGGCACGCATGAAAGGAAACCGCACGGATATTACAGTTTCTTCATGGCTCGACAAATATGAATTGGTGCAGGTGGAAAGATTGAAACACAACGAACTGCGCCCAAACTCTTTTCGACAGAAAGCTAAACCAATCCGTCTTTTTCGTGAACATTGTGGTATGCAATATCTTAAGGATATAACAGCACTTGATATTTCCGAAATAACAGATGCTGTTAAGGCAGAGGGTCATAACAGGATGGCTCAAGTTGTACGCATGGTACTAATAGATGTTTTTAAAGAGGCTCAACATGCTGGTCACGTTCCACCAGGATACAACCCTGCCCAAGCAACGAAACAGCCACGAAATAAGATAAGCAGACAAAGGCTATCTCTGGAGGAATGGGAGGCTATTTATACATCTGCCGAACAACAACAACCTTATTTGCAATGTGGAATGTTGCTTGCCATTGTAACAGGGCAACGCCTTGGAGATATTTGCAATATGAAGTTTTCGGATGTATGGGATGATATGCTGCATATTGAGCAGGAGAAAACAGGAACTCGTTTAGCCATTCCCCTTTCTCTCAGAAATGAAGCGTTAAATATTACTCTGAGTGATGTTATTTCAAAATGTAGAGATGCTGTGGTGAGTAAATACCTTGTTCATTTTCGCCATAGCACCTCACAGGCTAGTCGTGGTGACCAAGTGTCAGCCAAAACACTTACTTCAACGTTCAAGAAAGCACGGGATAAAAGCGGTCTTACCTGGGAAGAGGGAACAGCACCGACTTTCCATGAACAGAGATCTCTTTCCGAGCGCTTGTATCGTGAGCAAGGGATAGACACCCAGAAACTATTGGGCCACAAAACAATGAAAATGACTGACAGATACAATGATGATCGCGGTAAAGAGTGGATCGTTGTTGGTAAAAAAGCAGTATGA